AGCTTCTTGTTTAGTAACATATTTTTCATAATTATTCATATACCATTTAGCCATTCGCAAACCAATCTGATTATACAAACCACCATATAACTTTTTTAATTCTGATAATTGAAAATAAGAATCCATGTTGGGTATGTTTCTACCTGTTAAAAATGCATCAATAACTTTATTGGATTCTTTTATAAAATAATTAGACCAAATAATATCTTGTTTCCTTTCGCCAGTTTCTAATTGCTTAGTCCAATGCTTATAATAATCTTTAATCTTGCTCACGTTCAGATATTCTTTTTACATAACTAAACATTGCTTTACCTCCCCATAAATTATAAGCAACATAACCTTTATCTTTCCAAGGTTCATTTCTAAATTTAGGATTTATTTTTGCATTATCTTCGTGTCTTGATAAAAAGCTATAAGTTCTTTTAATTGTATCTAATGATAAAGCTTCACGACTTGCTAATTGACTGGCTCTTGTCCAACCAACTTTTGTACCACCTTTAACAACATCTCTACCGTATTTTTCTCTCCATTCAATCATTCGTTTAGCATTATTACTAGCACCTTGTGGATATTTGTTATAAGTGTCTGCTTTTTCTTCTTGTTCGTGATAACCTGGCTTTAAAGTTGTTCCAACTGCAGCTTCATAATCTGCATGAGTTGCACAAGGCATAAATATATTTCTACCATTTTCCTCGTGGCTATGAATTCCACTACAACCAATTTCTTGTGCTCTTGCATTTGCTTCACCTGGATTATCAAAAACATCTGTTCTAATTTCTCCTTTATCAAAATTGTTATAATCTATATTTATACTTTTAATTTCTTCCTCGATAATATCTTCCTCCCCCATATTTGTTACATTATTTGGAATATAATAATCATTCATTTTTTCATTTTCGGCATCAACACCATAAGTCATTGCTTGTCTTTTTTCATTTGGTGTAATCCACCAAGCTTTTGACATTTGGTCAACCACTTTATCCATTTCCTCTTGTAATTCAGAAATATTAGTGTAATCAAAATCAATATATAATTTTTCTCCATAAGCAGGAACTAACCATCTATTTAATTCATCTTTGATTTTATTTAATTCTGGAATAACAGCATTTTGATATAAAGACTTTTTAGCTTCAACTACATTATTATATGTTGAAGATTCTGTGTTATTTAATAAAACTGCTGGAACAGAATATATATTACATAAATCTTTAATACTTGCATTATATTGTTCAATTAAAGATAAATCACTTGCATTTAATCCAAAATTAACCCACGATAATTTCTTTGGAGTTATAATAACATCTCCAGCATTATTGCTTCCTTGATATTGTTGTTTGAATTTTTCTTTTAATTGTTTAGCTTGAACTTCATTTAAATCTCCTTCATCTGACATTAATAATCCTCTTGCTGTTTGATTTTGTAAATATTTAACTCCTGTTGTTAATGCTTCATTATTTGCATCCATTGACCTTAAACCAGCTTTTAGTGGACTCATTCCATATAAATGAGACCCTGTTCCATCATAATATGGATTAAAATCTTTTATATGACAAATATCATTTGCTTCCATTTTATATTGTCCGTTATAATCTAATGAATAAGATGAAACAGGTTCAAATATTCCATTCGAATTAATTTCTACTTTTTGACTAGGTAATACATATAATTCTTGAAACTTTGATGAATTCGGTCCTCCATCTGGACCTATTCCATATATATATCTATTTCCAGTTAATTTTCCAAAAGCAATTATTTCTTGAATCCAGCTACTATATGATTGTGCTGGATTAGGTCTCTCTAATAATTGGTGTAATTCTGTATCTTCTAATTCTTCTAAAGCGTGCTTTCTTAAAATACCAGCTTTATGTAATGATGCACCATTAGCTAATCCACTTGTCATAGCTTTATATCTTTTTAATTCGCTTTCATTTTTTACTTCATAAATATTAAATGGAATTGTTGCAGCTGTTTTTGCAATTAAATTAACAATAGAATAAATTGTTGAATTATATCTATATCCTTTATTTATATAAGTGTCATCATTATCAGGATTCCAAATAATTGATTGACCTAAATATTTATAAACTGCTCTATTAAATTGGTCGTTTGTGGATTGTAAATTTTTTGTCAATAGACCTCCAAGTCTCTGAAATATATTTGCCATAGCTATACTTTATTTTACAAAAATAGTAATTAAATTACAAAAAACTTTTGGCGCTTTCCAAAGTGAGAATAAACTCCATATCTTATAGCATCCATTAAGTGGTCTGAAAGCATTTTTGGTTTGTTAATTATAGTTCCATCTTTTAATTGTTCCCAATAATAAGAATTATATTCATTAAATATATTTTTACTTTCTTGACTAACAAATATATCATATTCTTTTAATAATGAAATTCCAGCATTTACACTTCCTTGACCTTTTATACAAGGTTTAATTAATATTCCATCTCGTTTAATTTGTTCAATTGACTTTGGCTCTGCTGCATCAGCATAACATAACACATTTTCATAACCATCATTTTTTAAAAAGTTAGCTATTTCTCCATTTGTTAATCCTTTGCTATATAATAATTCGTGAACATAAATTTTATCGTTTTTTAAAAATAATAATACAATAGCTGTTTGATGATTTGAAAATCCAAAGTCCATTCCTATAATACCCTCTGCATCTGTATCAAATTCTGGAAATTCGCTATGTGGTATAAAAGTCCAATTATTATAAATTTGTCTTGCACTAAATATTGCTTTCTGTCCTTCTCCATATACTCGCCAATAATCTGGGTCTCGTTCTCTCATTCTTTCTATTTCAAATACTAATTCTTTTGATAAAAATTTATTGTCTTGATATGTTGTTATCCAAGTATCACAATCATCACGAACAATTAAATCGCTATATAACCAATGCACTGGGTCCGACGGATTAAAATCTACAATGACAGAATCTATTGTTCTTAGATTTATTTGCCTAAAATCTTCCAATGTTAATTCATTCGCTTCATTTAAAAAAGCTATATTTCTTTTTCTTCCTCTTATTTTTTGTGGTTCATCTACGGAAAGAAATTCTATTAAATGGTCATTATATGTAAATGTATTTGCAGCTTTATTATGTACTCCTAAATAATAAATTCCAGTTTGTTGTAATATTATTAATATATCACGAAGCACTGAACCTTTAAGCGCTGGAAGTGTCTTTCTGATTATGGAAATAACTAAAGGCTTTTTAGATGTTGTAATTAAATATACTATGTATTGACAGACTGCGACTGTTTTTCCACTTCTTGTTCCTCCTTGGTGGACTTTAAATCTTTTGTCGCTTCCAATGAGGTCGTAGAATTGTCTATTGCATTGCTGTTCAATTCTTGTTCTGCTGGTTTCCATTCTATTAAAGTTGATTTGATTGTTCCATCATGCTGAATTTCTTGTCTTTCTATATAACCACGTTTTTTTCCTTTTGTCTTTAAATAAAAAATAGTTGCTGGTGTATTACCATTTTGTATTTGTTTATGCAATTGAGATTCTGCAAAATCTAATGCAATGTTTTCTATTTCTTTTACTTTATTTGCAAAGTCATTATCATCTTTTAAATATTGATAAAATGTAGTCCTACCTATTCCAACTTGTTTACAAGCAGTTGTAACAATTCCTAAAGATTTCTCTAAAGAATCAATTAAAGCCTTTTTTATATGTTCGGTTTTGTTCGCTTTTGCCATTTTACAAATTTAAACAAAAAAAATCCCCTTTTGCAAGAGGACTTTTAAAAACAAGAAAATTAATTGTTTAATTCCATTTAAATTCATAAGGTCTGTCCCAATCTCCAATATTAATACTAATATAAAAAGTGGGTACCGAGCCGTAATCTCCATCATAAACTAATTCTTTTTGGTCATGAGCTATTATCCTATGAATTGTTTTTAAAACATTTTTAACTTGTGGTCTGTCATTATAATGTTCATCAATCCAATGATGATTAACTTGTTCGTAACCTTTTGGATTTTTAGTCATTTCAATTGGACCTGATAATATCGTTACTGATATTTTCATGTGGTCTTGTTTTCTAATGCTAAATTTAAATTGTGGTAATGCAGCTTTTAAAGTCTGTCTTTTTAATCTAACTTCCTCTGTTGAAATATAAGGCATAATTATAGGGTTTTAAATTTATTTAAATGTATTTCCTCTCCGTTGTCAAATACAACACGATTTGAAATTATACAAACAACTTTTGTATATGTTATTATTTCTTTACCAAATTTAGATTTTCTTATAAACTTAAATTTGTCTCCTTTTTTAACTTTGTTTTCCATACGATTTTATTTTCCAATTTTTTTTAAAAGATTGTTTTGATATAAACATTGAATAATTATATCTATGAATTAAATATTCATCTCCGACTTTATCACAAGCCCAAACCATTCCACTTTTTTTATTTATAATGAACATTTTTGTAAAGGTTTTTGTAATTTAATATATTGAGATTTAAGCAATTCAATTTCTTTTAAAATTCTTTTTTGCTCTTTTCTAACTTTAATTTCCTCTAAAGTTTTTATTTGATTTATATTTTCAATTTCCATATCCCATATATATGACATAATGAGTAATTGGTAATTTGAAAAATTTATCAATTTTGAATAATCAATTTTGTAATCAATTTCAATATCAAATATTGTTGATTCTTTAGGAGATACATAACTAGATTTGTTGCTTAACCAAGCTCTATAATCCTCTTTATATTTTGAATATAATTGATTATATATACAATTTAATTGACTTTTGTTTTTTCTTTTTGATAAGTATTTTAATATTTCCATTTTCTTATTGTTTTATAGTATAAATATAAAGAAAATTTTACAAATAAAAAAATATTTTATATAATAAATTCCCAATTAGTTGTTAGTCTTTTTTCAGACCCACTATTTAATTTATTATTAGCAGATTTAGTTCTACCACCCATTGTTCTACCATGACTTTTTAATCTCCAATCATTTGATTTTTTAAAAAAATGGATTAATGATGGTGCTGATGTAGTTATAGAAAATCTATAATTATTTTCTATATAATATTTTCCAATAAATTCTAATAACATAATTCCAAATCCAATTCCTTGAAAATCTGGTAATATTACAAGTCTATGAACTTTTTTCATATTCTTTAATCTTTGATGTGGAAAATGCAAAATAGAAATAAAACCTGCTAATTGATTATTTACATAAGCAACATAAGTATGTGCTGCATTATGATGAGTATGACTTAAATAATGGTGCTTAGCAAAAGCTTTCCAGATTGTTTTATCTTTTGTAGCGAGTATTTGTAAATCAACTTTTGGTCTATTTTTTTTTTGCTTCTCTAAATTTAGAAAAGTCATAGTATCTGTATTAAATATCCAATCTGGCATTAACCAATCTTCTACATCAAAATGACAGCTGACTGCTATAAATTGTTTCTTGGTTCTGCGAACACTTTTTTGAACCGCGTATGAACCAATCTGAGCAATTTTTCTATCTACCACAGAAGTAAACTCATCAAATACGATTAATTTATTATTATTTAATAAAGCATTAGCTAAATCAACCCTCATTTTTTGACCATTGCTTAATACACTATAACTCTTTAACCAACTTGGTGGAGAAGAAAAACCTACTGCATTAAATGTTTTTACAATTTCATCAATTGATTTATCTTTTGGCATATCATCTAATATAGATTCAGCTTTATATTTAAAGTTTGTTATATAT